TTCCTGTAATGTATGCCATTATTTCATTTCCAATGCGATAAAGTCGCGCCAAGAAGTACGATAGACGTTTTGCAGCATGACAAACGCCCGCCCGCCGACGGCCCGGATTGCATCGACGGCTTGAAGTACCGTCATCCCGGTTTGGTCGATTGTAGAACTTCCGCCCTGTTGAACAACGTTTTCGACGCCGTTGTTAAAACCGGAACAGAAATAAACCCCGTCGAATTCGCCCCAAACATTCGAAGGAGAATTGTTCGAAGATTGTTGCGAAAGAATGATAGGTTCAATTTGATAATATGTATCGGCTGGAACAAGCGTCGAAGTTCCTTGCGCGCCTGCAAGTGCGTAATTTACACCGCTTGCGTTTGTAAAAGGCCAGCAACTAGGCCGAACCCAATTGCCCGCTTGGTCGCGCTGATAAAGTCGGTTATTCGTCGTATCGTAGTAATAGCCCGGATACGGGAACGATTGCGAAGTATTATCGAAGCGGATTGCTTGCGAAAGCGTAAGCATCGAACCAACGACAAGCGGCGAAGGATATTCGCCGGGGCGCGCATACGGAAAGAACTTGCCGACGTAAAAATGTTCATAAACCGGCGTACCGACTTTGAAACAGCCGACAATGCGTTGCGCGTTTGCGGTTATGAAATACGTTATCGCGTTATTGTGGGCAGGCGTTGCGCTAAATTGCGCGCCCGGTTGTGTTTCGAAACTGTTTCCGCTGATATAGCCGGTAAATACGCCGCAATTCAAATTGTAATAGTCGCCGCCAACGCTTTGATAAGTTTTAAAACCTACAAAGATTTCTTCGGCACCGGACAAACCAACGCCTTTCAAAATTAGTTCGCGGTCGGTTCCTGTATTGACGTAACGAAGCGTAGTCCATCCGTTCGCTTCGGCCAAAGTTTTGATAATTCCCAAAATTTGATAATGGCAATCATCGCCGCCGCCCTTCGTTACTGTTCCGATTGCGTAACCCATTATTTAACCCCTACAATTTTCGCAACCGTCGAACCGTTTTGTTCGATGGTTTCAATAATAAATGCTTGACCTTCGGAAGATTTCAAACCGGCCAAGGCGGCTTCTTTCGATTGTACCACTACGGCATTAAAAGGAACATTGACAATCGGCGCGGGCGCTGCGGCGGGCGCATTGCCCACACTAGCCGCCCCGGCCTGTTCGCCGTTCCGTTGCACGTTCGCCGCGCCAGCCTGCAAGGCTTGCAGATTCGCGACGCCAATTCGTGCCGTTGCGTTTGCGTCCATAACGTATTCGCGACCATGCACAACGCCAGCAACTTCATTAACGCCAATCGACCCGGTATAACCGCCGTCTTTAAATCCGGCGTTTTGGCTGCGGATTTGTTGAACGTTCGCCAAGCCTGCGGCAATAGCTGCGGCGGCTGCGGCTGCGCCCAACGCCGGGCCGACGTAAGGAATCGAAGCCATCGCAGCGTATGCGCTTGTTGCGCTTTGGTAAGTCGAAATCATGGCTTGCGCAATTGCGGCGGCTTTGCCAACTGCGGCCATTTTCTTGTTACCGGACTTTTGCAACGCGGCCAAGTTTCCGAAAAAGCTATTTGCCGCGTTCAAATGCACGTTTTGGCGCTGCAATTCAATTTGCATTGAAGCCGAAGCGTATTCCTGTTCGGTAATTAAGCGTTCGTCATACATGCGCTTAATTTGGTCGTTATACGTTTGATACATTGCCAATTGTGCGTCAATATTGCTTTGGAAGTTCGTTGTATCGACGCCCATTCCTTGTAGCATGGAATTAGTCGCGTTCGCTTGGTCGCCTGCGGTAAAACCCGACGATTGATTAGCGCGAAGATTTTTAATCGCGGTCAATTGGTCGATAAAGGCTTGGCGCTTGGTTACGCTGGCATCCATTAGCGCGGCTTCCTGTTGGGAAACGGCGTTTAGTTGCTGAATAACCGTAAGCTTTTCGCGAAGTGCGGCGGTTTCCGCTTGTGTCAGTACGACGCCCTTTTGCAAAAGGTCGTTACTGATTTGCATAATTTGCTGTTCGACTTCGCGTTGTTTCGGCAACATTTGCAACAACGTTTGTTGCTGTTCTAGTTCCTTGTTGTACTGATAAAGCGGGTCGGTCGCTTGCTTATAAGCTTCGCCCGCTTTGGTAATTTGTTGGTTATATTGCTGTTGCGTAATAACGCCTTGCGACAACAGCTTTTGCGCTGCGGTAAGATTGGCGTTATAGTCGCGTTGCGGCCCTACGGCTTGTTCGTAAATTCTATCGTAAGCTTGTTGAATATCCTTCGCTTCCTGAATCGCTTTAATCTTTTCTTTGATTGCGGCGGCTTCGTCTTGCGAAAGCTTAATTTTCTTACCCAACAACTGTTCTTCGATTTGGTCGAACCGGGCTTGCGCTTCGCGTTCCGGCTTCAACATATACATACGCGACAATTCGTTATCAAGTTCGGCGTTAATTTTGGCAAGCGCAGTTGCGCGCTTTTCCGCAGCCTTGGCGGCTTTTTCGTCGATAGCGTTAGGCGTCAAGTTCGGGCCAGTACCGCGCAAGGCCGAACCTTGACCTTCGGCGGCGCGTCGCGCCCCGCTAATTTGACGCGCGCGGGCTTCGATAGCCCCGACTGCGTTTCCGACGAAATCGGTTCCGAATGCGCTAGAAAATGCGTTCTTTACCGTTCCGGCCAAATCCGAAGCCGCGCCGGTAACTTCCATTTTGTATTTATCCAAAGAAATCGACAAATCGCCGTCGAAAATCTTATCTAAGCCCAAAGCTTCCGCGCCTTGATTCGCAAGCGAAGTAATTTTGTTAATACCTTCAAGCGCGCCATTTACCATTTTTTCGGTAATGCCGACGACAAAGTTAAGCGCCATTGCGAAAATATCGCGCATGGCTGCGGGGAACAATTGCCAGCCGCCGACAACCGCGTTATAAGCGCCGACCCAAAGACCGATATAACTATTAACAACAGTCTTCGCAAATTGAACGATTGCGCTTCCGATATTGCGGAACTTTTCGCCCATGCCGTCGGTTTTCGAATTAACGAAGTCGATTGCGATATTCCAAGCCGTTTTAACAAATCCGGCAAGAACGCCGAAACCGTCGGAAACAAACGACCAAACAGCAAGCGCCGTATCTTTCAACGTAACAAGCCCGTCGTCGGTAACTTTGATTTCGTCGCCAAACAATGCGATTGCGGCAACAGCGGCGGTAATGCCCACAACAAGCGCCCCGATTGGGTTTGCCATAATCGCGACAGTGAAGGCCCAAACAGCGGAAGACGCGGCGGAAATTGCACCAATCAAAGCCGGGCCAAATGCGGCCAACAGCGCAGCGCCAAGAACGGCGGCGATTAGCGCAACCGTCTTCATATTTTCGCCAAGGAAAATAATAGCCTTCGAAAGCCCGGCAGTAATGCCAAGCGATTTATTCATTTCACCGAACGTTTGCGTTGCGTTGTTGCGAAGAACGGTCATTGCCTGCGACAATGTGGGCACGGTTTTTCCAAATTTTTCATCAATGCCTTTTGCGGCATCGTTGAAAGCGTCGAACATAACTTTCGCGGTAATCTTGCCTTCGGGCGCAAGCTTCAACAGTTCGCCGCGCGTTACGCCAAGACGTTTCGCGATTGCGTCGGCTGCATTCGGCATAAGTTCCATAACCGAACGGAATTCGTCGCCGTCCAACTTGCCTTTATTGAATGCTTGCGAAAGTTGCAGCAATGCCGAACCCGCTTCGTTGGCAGTTGCGCCAGAAACGACAAGCATTTTATTAACGGTTTCGGTAAGACGCAACGAATCGTCTTGCGACTTGCCAAGGTTTTTCAACGCCATATCAAAGCGCGTAAAAGCTTGGGCGGTTTCCTGTACCGGCGTTCGCGTTTTGTTGGCTACGTTAAACAGTTCGTTGGTAAGTTCCGTAACCTGTCGTTCGGAATCCGAAACGTTTTGCAACTTGTTTTGAAGTACCGTATAAGCGTCGGCGGCGCTAAGAATTGCGTTCGCAGACAAACCGACGCCCACAAGGGCAGC